CTTGGCTGGTTCAACTGGTTGGAATACTTTACTTTCCATATACTTACGGAACAACGTGGTCTTGCCAGTTCCTGGGCTACCACCAACAGCAATAAGTTTTCTCACTTTTTTCTCCGCTCTAATAAGCTGAATAGACACTTCGTCGTTAGCTTTGATTTTATCAATGAACATTTTGTAGCAACTCTTTCAATTCTTCATCAGTGAATACCCAAACACGACCAATGAAGTGATGCACGTCAGCATCCTTATCGTGTTTCTTTTTGAACATAACCTTCTTGGCAATATCACGTGCTAAGTTCTTGGCGATGTTCTCTTTAATCTCAGAGGCATAATCAGGGGCAACCTCTTGTAGCTTCAGTAATTCTTGAGCAGTTACTTTGTGGTCAACAGCGATACGGTTGAGGCTGTGTTCATCCATAATCTCATCTACCGTGCGTGTAATCTTTGGTAGAGGTGTGGCTGCTGCTACAACGTTTGCAGCTGACCAACTATCAACACCAAGAGTTGTAAGACCATTACCAGTGGCAATGGAAAAAGTACCATCATTCAATGTAATAGTCGCTTGTAGGACTTCATCTAATACGTCATCAGGGTTCATATAAAATTCTCCAAGCCCATCAAGGGCACTTGTTCATCATCAAACATCCAGCTCAGGTTTTCTATTTTACCTGAGTTCAGGAAGAAAGTAAACTTTTCTTTATTGATGCCATTCTTGTGGTCTAGTCGCAAGTCGATTGTTTCATTTCGAGATTGCCACATAACATTCCAATCAATACCATACCATCCATCACCTTCAGCTTTGATAATCTCTTCAGCTTGACGGTCAAGGTAATATCCAAGATAGCGACCGTGCTTTGCTCTAAAGATTTTCTTGAAAGAACATAGGCAAGTTTCCATAGTAAAGAAGTCAATTTGATTTGCTAGTTCAGGAAACCTGTCTAGCATTTCAACCCTGATTCCCTCGCCAAATGCTTCAAGGTCTCCATACTCGCTTCCAGTGAGTTTTCGATCAACATCGTTATCGCGCCCAGCGGCAAGAAGTAATCCATTACGATGAGAACGGGAACCATCATAATCATCCAACATAAGAGAACTAGGCTCAATGTTAATACCAGCAGTGTGCTTAAGATGCTGCATATAGAACCAAGTAGAATAACGACCAAACTTATGAAGCCTTGACTTAAGAACGCTCCACAGAGCATCAAAGTTTTCTTTAGCATCACCGACGTAGTACGATTCGAGTGTTTCACGTTGAGTCTTCTTTCCAATAAAATTTTGATACGATTCAAACATTGCTGGAAGATGACCCTTGTTCCATTTCGTATCAGTCTGGTAACGGAGTCGTTTGTAGTTGGTTGTATTCCATTGAGTGATACGATCTACCGTGGCAAGTTCGTAGTCAGGGAATTCGTTCTTAAGAACCCAAGCAGTTGGCAGTTGATATGTGTTACCATACAACCATGCAAACCAAATACGTTCTTCGTCATTATGTTCATAACGTTTATGAAGATAGTTTGTAGCCCAGACCGCTGGGTCACAGTCATCATATCTCATTGACCATGCGTACCAGCGGATGAAGGCTTCTCTTCTGTTTTCTTTATTTCGATAATCCATCTCGTGTCACAATGTTGTGATTAAATGGGTGCGCAAAGAAGATGTTAATCTTACTTTTAACACCGTGTGTTAAAATATTATCCAGCTTTTTAAGGACACTGTCAGCTTCTGTCAAATAACCAACGATACTCTTAAAGTGAATAATTATATTCGCTTCGTTCTTACCACCTTTAACGAAGTTCTCAACCGCATAAGCAATAGCACCACCAATACCACCGTTATTCACCCCATCAAGAGATTGGTAAATAACAGGCAGACCATTATTATGTGTAGATTGTTGCCAGTAACGAGCAAGAGTAGCAGTGCTGTAATCAATGAAGTTTTGTTCATTCTTTGAACGAGCAAGGGCTTCAGCGGTTGCTTCAGCTAACTGGTCGCATTTACGAATGACGTCAGAGTTAAGCCACATGCCACCCTTCTTAGTACCTTTACCACCAAGATCTTCTTTGGCGATTGCTTTGAAACCAACGCTGTCGAAACTGTGTGATGGGTAACGTGCTTGAAGTTCGCGAAGACGCATCACCAAGTCATCAAGTGTATTACCAGTGCGTTCAGCTTCGACATGGTTCATCAAGTTGCCAAAGATATTGAAGTTATACGCATCATTATCAAAGTGAGAGTAATCAACTTTGATAACAGGGAATGTATCCCAACCAGCAACAGAAGCAGCATTGACACGATGGTTACCATCAAGCAACATAATGATACGACCGTTGGCGTCAACTAAAACAATAACTGGGGTGATATGCTTTCTAGCAAATCCTGGCGTTTTAAACGCAGTAATCAGAGAAGAAAGTTTGTCTTGTTTTAACTTGAATGCACGTGCTTGGTTGTGGTTGGTTATGTATAGCGTATGTACAGATTCTTCTGTTACAGGGAATTCTTCAGTACCACCTTCTTTCCATTTTTCAATGGCTTCAGTAACCTTTCCCCACAGTTCAATCAGTTCAGGTGTTTTGGTTTTCTTCTCGAGGATAAGGTCGCTTGGGTCAAACCACTCACCAGTTTCAACCCACTTTGTAACATTGTCAACATGTTCTTTTACTGGACGGAATGATCGAACGACGCCTGGTCCGCCACCATTAGTTTTATTATAGAACTGTTTAGAATTCTTTGCGTCAAACAAACTCAAAAAGAAATACTCTTGGTTGTACATTTCTTCTTTTGTGCCGTTCGCAAGAATAACACGCTCAATTAGGTCTTGGTGGATGGCTTCTTTGAGGAACCGATTAGTCGACGATGTAATGTAGTTATCAACGGTCACATCTCCGTTGTGCACACCAATATACTTTTCTTTGGTGTTTACATTAGTCAAGCCGTACAAAATCCAAGTAGACATAATAAATCCTTTTCAAGTTATAGATATATTATACTATATTCTTGAATAAAAGTAAATACCCTCAAAACCCTTCTAGAGTCAGGGGTTTCTGGGCTTCAGCGAGGTCAAACACCTCTACGCAGCCACCTTTACCCTTTTTATGGATGGCTCCGTTGATCATCTGGTCTGTATAGTCGTAGTCTCCCTCAAAGAAGGTATCACCATCAATTCTAAAAATACTCAGCTGACAACCAGACTTTTGTTTACCCCAGAACTTGAAACCAATCTTCTCATAGAAGCCAACTGATTCTGGTTCTGACGATACACGGAAGTACAACGCTTGTTTACTTTTAACATGACGAAGTGATGCTTCACATAATGCTTTGGCTGCTCCCTGACCTCTGTGTTTAGCAAAGGTATGAAGCAGTTGTAGATTAGCAACGAAAGGTTTACGCTTAGAGATAGTGGTAATGATAGCAGCCATCAGTTCGCCTTCTTCGTTGAAGGCACCGATACAATCATCCCACTGTTCCTGCATGTCTGCTTTGGCCACGAAAGTCTTAGCAAACTTGTCAGCCTTATCATCAGAGATAGCTTTTATGAATTGGTCACGAGTACACTTATTCAACTTCAACGTATGTTCTCACTTTCTTACCACGTTCTTCTGGGTGTTTAGTCTTTTCCCATCCGATGAACTGAGCCAAGTCCCATTGCATTGGTGGGAACTTATAACCACGTTCAGAGATAAGCTCATTGACACTTGGACCATCATTCAATGCAGCATCAAGGAAGTCTTCAACAAAAAGGAAGCATGATTCTAGTTCAGTACGATCTAACGTGCCACGGAACAATCGAAACTCTACCGTGTCAATATGCTTCAACGCATACATGTTAATAGCGAAACGGAATGGACGACCCATTGATACACCATCTTTACCTGCGGCGTGCATCTTGATAAAAGAATCAAAGTCAGTTGCTAGGTTGATAATGTTATCGCTCATGTAGTCAGGCATTGGGCGACCACCATCAAACTTCAGATACATCTTAGAACCTTTGGCACCCTTCATCTGGTTGTGCTCAAAGAAGCCATATACATGTTCAATGGCTGCAGCTTGGTTCTCTTTGATGTATTTTGTTAGACGCTTCAGTGCATCAATATCATCACGAAGACCTGGGACACGGCAATGAATATGGGTATGAGCAGTAACACCAACAGTTGGGTCGTGACCTTGTTCATTGAATAAATCTTTCAGTTCAAAATAACGATCAACTTGGTCTTGCCAAGTTCTAGTTGGCTTGGTGTTAATCTCACCACCCATCGGCGGTTCAACACCCAACGGATCGGCGCACACGTTTGCGTATGGTGCACGAAGGTTGATAATGTCACGCTCGGAGTATTCCCAAGAACCAAGGTTCTCTGGAATTGAAAAAGAGCGGGGAACATCTCCCCACTCTATCTCCATACCATATGTAAAATCACTTTTGTTGTACATTCTGTAAATCCTTGTTTCCTGTTTTAACAAGTTGCATCCTCATAGTTAAGGCTGAGTCAAACGTGATATATGTGTCCATTGGAATTTCCATGTTTGGAAAATACAAATTAGCACGTTTGGCAATATCTGCTGTAGAGGTAATTATACTACCATTTGATAGAGTAGTCAAATATAATGGACGCTTACCATTGCGATAAACAGTCAACTCTTTAGGAGAAGCCGTGAGGGTACAAACTGCCATGGACATATTGTTGAACTCATCAAGAGGATCGTTTGAATGAAGGACTAACTCAGAATCATTCTTTGTTGCGCAGTCATAACCATACAACTCTTTCCAGTGTTCTGGAAGCTCTTGAGTGATAACACCATTGTGGACAATTGATTTGTCTGCATTGGCCATAGGTTGGTTATATTCCAAATCAGATGTCGAGTAACGACAGTGACCGATCAGATATAAGTTACCATCCTTGTTAATGAACTCTTTGAAGTTGTCGTTATGCATATGCTTCTCAACGAACTGATCCGCTGGGATAGCTTCCTTAATTGTAACAATATCATCAGTCCACTTTGGTAAGAATGACATACCTGTTGCGTGCATACCACGAATCTTAGACTCGACGAACACACGCTTCAGGGCTTCAAAATCCTTCAGAGAAGGATTCTTAATAACTGCTCCAATTACGGCACACATTAGGCAAAGAACTCATCTAGTGAAGAAGCATTAGATTCTGGATGCATCTTCAAGGTTTCTGCTTCGCCAACTTCTTTCTTACAGAAGTCATACCACTCTTGGCTTTCCCACATTCCAGCGTACACACCGTTAAAGCGTGGGCGATAATGGGGGTTGTTAACATCGTTCTTGCAGTGATCAACGAACTTACGACGAGCATTTTCATACTCCATAGAACCAAGAGTCAACATACCTTCGTGGAAGAATGCAATGATAGAGATACGTTCAGCATTAGGGTCATCCAGAATCAATTCAGTATTACCATGCAGACCAGCCATGTTATTAACGAACAGTAAATCACCTGGACGAATGTTAACAGCATAACCAATCTCGGGGAATACCAAGTAAGCACCTCTATAATTATCAGAGTTACTAAACACGCAGATATTAGCGAAACCATCATCCATATTTGCGGGGTCATAGTGGGCTGCAGTTCTGAAGTTACGGTTCACCGTAATTGTAGAGAATGGAGTATCAGGAACTAGGAAGCGTGGATCAATCTTATCCGCAGCAGCTTTCTGGTTGCCATAACGCCATGGTAACAATTCAGCGAACGCTTTAGACAGATGCTGAAGGTATGGGTAAGACTTCTTGAACTTATCGAATTGCTTCTCAGTGTAAGAAGTTGCACGACCATAAGGGATACGTGGATAACGATCGTACCAACCAGCAATACCAGAGTTCACTGGGTTTGCATATGTAGTCTTGGAGATTAGGTTATCTTCAACCCAAGCTGCATCAGCTGAAGCGTCAGCTGCAGGTTTACGGCGAGTTGTTTCAACCCAATCATCAAATTGGAACCCAGCATCTGCAACCGAATCGCGAAGCCATACTTGAGCACGGTTAGACGCTTGGTCGCGACCTTCGGCATATTTAGTTTGGATAGCTTCAATCGGGTCTTCACCCAACAAGTTACCAGCACCCTTCTTAAAGGCTTCAATGATATCCCATTGATACGCTGTAACCCAGTCGCGACCTTGTAGCTTCTCACCACGTGGACCAGCAGCAGTACCACGGTTCTGAGTTTCAGTAGCTGCGTCACGAAGACCTTCGTAAGCAGACTTTGTCATTTCATCACTGAAGTAGTTCTTACGGAACTTGAAAACAATCTTACGTTCATCAAGTGCCTTGGCGCAACCACTACACGCCTTTTCACAATTTGGGTCAGACAGGTCAGTTGCACAAGAAGCAGGAAGGTACAAGTCCATGTCAGACTCAACCAATGTATGGTAATGGCGTTCATCAAGCCAAGTACCAACTAGGTCTGGACGAGGAACAACCTCAGGGGCTTCCAATACAACAACTTTCACATTTCTACCAGCATCAACACTCATTTCGTTTCTCCTTAAAACTTAAATCCGCTAAAATTCTCAGACTGCATTCTGGAACCAAAACCACTCTTATCAAATAATGGTTTGTCATCTTTGACGTGTCCAGCGTCAGCCAAGCCTTCTTGGGCAGATGCTTCAACATCATATAATTTCATCTTACTTCTATCAATACCAACCACAAATCGTTTATAGTAATTCGGGTCGTTGTAACGGTTCTTCAACTGCTTGACGATAATCTGATTCAGATTTTCTAGTTCTTCACTTGAAACCAAAGCAAACATAAAGTCAGCTGTCGCAGGTAGACCGAACGATTCAGAAGTATCTTCAAGTCCTGGGTCTGAACTACCATATCCAGAACGGGTAGTTTGTGTGGCTGAAACAATGGGTACATTATATTCAACCGCTAGACCACGAAGCTCTTCAGCAATCGCTTTCACAAACGTATATGAATTAACATTCGCACCAGCTTTCATCCTCTGAGAGGAACAAATATTTAGATAATCTATAAACACGATATCTGGAACAAATTCACGTTTGAGTTTAAGTTCTTCAAGCAATGCACGGAAGTGACCAGCATGAGCAGAAGCGGTTGGATATTCTTTGACGATTAGTTTACCCTGTGTTTTCTTTTTCAGTTTATCAATGCGTGATTCAAAGATGTCTTTGTCGACAACCTTCAATTCATCCATAGTCAAGTTCAAAAGGTTTGCGTCAATACGTTCAGCGATACGTTCTTCTGACATTTCCATAGTAATGTAGAGAACGTTACGACCTGCAGTTAGTGCGCCAGCTGCAACGTGACACATAAACAAGGACTTACCAACACCAGTACCAGCCAGTGCGATGTTCAAAGTCTTACGGCTCAGACCACCCTTGGTAATCTTGTTGAACATATCCAAGTCGAATGGGATCTTCTCTTCAATGCGATGATAAAAGTCATAGCGATGAGCGAAGTCATCCAAGTAGTCGTGACCCACATGGCTGTCAAAAGATACAGCAAGTGCGTCAGATAATAGGTGAGGGATTGCGTCTTGTCCATGCGTGGGATCTTTACCCTCAAAGATCTTAATGGAGTTCATGATAGCCAAATAAACGGCTCGGTCTTTACAGAACTTCTCAGTGCTTGTAAGTAACCAGTCTTCGTTTACAGGTGCCTTGACCAAAGTCTTGATGTACTCGCCAATGTCGCCAACTTCTTTGTCGGTAACACCTTTTGCGTTTGAAACTTCAATCGCTAGAATTTCAGGTGTTAGGGATTTATTGTATTTGTTAAAGAAGTCGATGATCTCAGTAATGATCACCGATTCTTTACGATCGGAAAAATACTCACGCTTTAGGAATGGAATGACCTTACGACAATAGTGCTCATCATGAATCAAATTACTCAGAATTTGTTGTTCGATTCTCATCAGTTCCGCCAGTGTATACTATGTTATTCTTTAATAAGTTTTCTTCGAGTAGATCAATCAGAATATCACCAATGTGATTTCTGAACTTGCTTGGATCAAGAACGCCAACTGGATTCTCTTGAATGTCATATTCAAACTGAACACGCAGTTGGTCTTCTTCTTCAAGCAAACGAACTCTACCGTAAGTATAAATTATACCTGAATACTCGTTGGAAGTCAAGCGAATTAACTGATTTCCTTCAACGTCTTCATCCAAGAGTTCGTATGCTTTGATCATTCTTCGTGGTCCAATTCAGCAAGTTCTTTGTCGATAGACTCATCACTTACCATTTCAATTTGACCAATTGAATACTTGTCCTTAACGAAGTCATAGAATGACTTTGTTTGTAACACTGGCATCCAGAATTCTTTGGTATCAGTATCTTTGATTCGATACTTCTTGTCTTCGACTTCACCAGTCTCAACATTTACCTTTGAATACCAACCATTACTAGGCTTGATAACATGTCCTGATTCGAGTGCAAGATCAAGTAGACCGCTCCACTTGCTAATACCACCGTCAAAAGATACGGACACAGGGATTTTAGATTTTTCTTTAACATGACGAGATTTTTCAACGTTGATAATAAAGTTGTAGCCGACGACTTCAGTACCTTCTTTTTCTTGCTGACGACCTAAGATGTAGATGTTATCAGCAGAGTAATACGAACCAGTACCACCACCAACGATAGCTTTCGGGAACATACCAATTTCCATGTAGGTGTGGTTAACAACTACCATTGGAATATCTTTCAAAGTCAAGTGCGGTGTTACCATACGGAACAAAGACTTCAACTGTTTGGCACGGGACATATCCGCAACAGACTTACCGTCTAACGCATCTTCAACTTCTTTCTTAGAAGCCAAGTTACCGATAGAATCAATAACAATCATCACACGCTCACCACGTTCGATATTTTGTAATTGTTGCATACAGTCAAACTTCAACTGTTCGATGTCAGTGATTGGAGTATGGATAACCTTCTCAGTATCAATACCGAAAGCATCGAAGTAAGATTGTGGTGTACCAAACTCAGAGTCATAGAACAAGATAACTGAATCTGGGTACTTGTCCTGATATGCTTTAGCCATCAGCAAAGAGAATGCAGTCTTAAAGTGCTTAGATGGACCAGCCCACATAGTTAGTCCAGGAGTCAATCCACCATCAAAGCGACCAGATAAAGCCACGTTGATAACTGGGATTGAAGTTGGGATCATATCCTTCTTAGTGAAGAATTTAGATCCAGAAAGGATAGCAGTATCCTTGATTGTGGAGTTCTTTTTGATTTTGTCAAGTAAGCTCATTATTCACCCTTCATAAATTTCAAAACAGCAGCTTCATTCATAACGCCAGAAACACGACGTTGTTCTAAGCCTTTTTCATCCACCAAGATCATAGTGGGAACACCACGGATGCCATATTGTTTGGCTAACTCCATGTTTTCATCAATATCAATTTCTTCCAACTGTACTGGAAGTTCTCCCATGTCACCAATAACGGTGCTCAATGCTTTACATGGTCCGCACCAAGATGCGCTAAATTTTAATACTTTCATATATTTCCTTTGTGTCTTATCCGAAGAAGTCTTCAAGGGATGCTGTTTCTTCAGCACGCCAGTTCAACGGTTCAATAATTGTTTTTAATGGTTCTACAAATGTCTTGTCAAATTGTGTGTCGTAGTCTATGAAAGAATCCAGCTTAAACTCTTTAGGGAGTTCTTGCAGGAAGGCGATGACGTTTTCGTGGAATGGGTTTGGAGTTCTTAGATAAACGAATTTAATCTTATCACCCTCACGAATCAATGGATATTTCTTGTCGATGCCAAATTTCTTAACGTAGTGATTATATAGTAGTGCTGCACGGACAGCAATCGGGCAACCCTTCTGATAGATCGGAGAACCAGCATACTGCTTCAAACCTGACACGCCACGAGGGAATGCGATAGCTTCAACAGGGTATGTCAAGAACTCGTTCTTGTAATCAGCGATATACTTCTGTACAACCTTTTCACTGCCATCTAGAATAACGTTGATGGACTTCTTCAGTTCTTTACGAATAACGGCTGGTGTCGAAGAACGAACCATCGCTAAACCAAGAACCTTTTGCTTTGGAGTTGCATACTGAACACCTTCAGAGTTATGCACGTTAAGCACATAGTTCTTCTTTGCAACCCAAAGACCTTTGTCAGCCAAAACTTCACGCTTCATAATCATCTTCTGAGAATATGCGTTCATGTACTCGGCAAGTTTCTGATAAGTTGTATCAATGAACGGTTGGAAGATATCTTCGCAAATCTTGTCCATGTACTTGATCTTACCATTTGTATCTTTATCACCAGCAAAGTGCTCAACCAATTCTTCCAATGTCAGATAGATTGAGTCAGTATCAATAGCGATAACAAAGTCTTTACCTTCGGTCTTTAGGATCTTGTTCAGGTATCGGTTGAACTCGTTGGCCATCCATTGAATGGACAACTGGCCAGAAGTTGTAATACCCTCAGCCATACGAATATCGAAATAGCGGAAGTACTGGTTACCCATAGCACCGTAAGCAGAGTTCAAAGCAATCTTCATAGCCATCTGAAGGTTATTCAGTCGGCTGATTTCTTTGCGCAGGTCGTTATTACCTTTGTCGTGTTCATACTTTTGTTGAACACCAAGCATCTGCTTTTTGAACTTTGAACGGTTAGCATACATCTGTTCCATCAACTCAGGCATAAACCCTTTGATGTCTTTACGATAGCACCAACCATTTGCAGTTACGGTCAAATCACGTTTGTGTGCGTGTGATGTGTCAATCTCTTGATTGAGTAGTTTGTCAACAGTAACAGAGATCTTTTCATGAGTCAAAGTCTCGGGAGAGATATTGTACTGCATGATCAAGTGAGGATACAATGAGTTCAAGTCAAAAGACACAACCCACTTATGCAAACCAACCTGTACGTCTTTAACGAAAGCACCTTCAAACTGTTCTGACTTACCGCTGTGTTCTTTCATCGGGATAACAATGTTCTTCTTACGAAGGTGATTGTAAATGATGGCATCCCACATACGAACTTGCGAGTAGACGTCTTCGTAGTTAATCTTAGCTTGATAAGCCATGGTCAAGTGAAGTTCGATTAGACGCATCTTATCTTCAAGACGGTCAACCAGTTCTACGTCATGAATGTTATACTCAACGAACTGTTGCCAGTGGTTTGTATAGAAGTCGCGGAAAGTATCACCAGGATTCTCTTTCTTCTTGTCGCCTAGTTCCTGCTCTGCAATGTAATCCAGTCGGTAGGATTCTTGCTTGGAGTAAGTATACTTTTTGTACAACTCGAGATAGTCAAGCTGACTAATACCAGAAACATCATAGTGGATTTCTTCATTGCCTTTGATGAACGTTTTGCGTTCAGTAATCATACCCCATGGAGAGATCTTCTTGGCAAGCGCTTCGCCAAGTTCACGAATCATTCGACGAATCAAATAAGGTGTGTCGAAGAAGTCGGTGTTCCATCCAGTAATAATGTCAGGGTAGTTTTGTTGCCACCAGATGATAAACTCTTTGAGCAAGTGTTGCTCTGAAGCGCAGTTGATATAAACTACATCGTCGCGATTATGAACGAAAGCACCAACACCGAAAGTGATGATGCGTTTTGATGTCAGGTCTTTGACCGTGATCAAAAGGATTTCTTCGTTAGCTGTGACAATATTTGGGAAGCCTTCTTCAGTCTTGGTTTCGATGTCAATCGTAAAGACTTTGAGTTGTTCCATATCCCAGTTGATATCATAGTCGTATGTATCACTGATGTATTGCAGACCGTAGTTAGTCTGACCATAAACGTTGAAGCCTTGCACTCCATCGTAACGCTTCATGAAGTCGCGAGACTCACGAATGCTCCCTGGCTGCACTTCATCAACGTAAGTGCCATCCAAGGTTTGCCATTTAGATTTACCCTTTGCATTAACAAAAAGGGTTGGCATAAAATCAATGCGTCGCTGGTAAGGTCGTCCGTTTTCGTAACCACGAACTAAAACCTTATCACCAGCGACTTGTACGTTTGTATAAAATTCCATTAACCTTTTCCATACATTAATTGCATAATATCGAGAGCGCAATCATGAACAGGGTGGTGTTTGATTACAGCGGCACGTTGGAAGTCAGGTTGATTAACCTCAACATATCCGTTAGTTGTACCGTATAAAATATCAACAGCTGTTCTTACATCTCTCCACATATTATACCCTGTAATTGGTTGGCAGTCAAATTTCTTTGCCAAGTGGTCAATTACAATTTGATCGAGAGAACCACGAGCCCACATTGTTTTCTTTTGGGCATTTGGAACCTTGTTCATATAGTTATGCAAGACAGTGAAACCCTGCTCAACTGTAAGGTCATCGGAAGAAGGTTCAAGAGCGCAGCCTCGAACATACTCATGTTGGTTCTTCCACCATTCAAGAGTACTGAGGTCAACTGAACGTTTTGCAGCTACCTGTTCTTTAGCTTTGAACTTTACAAAACATGCTTTGTCTAACAGTTCTTGATAAGTCTCACCACCTTCAAAGTAGATGAGACCAGCGGATAGCACCACAGAGTTGGAATCAACTCCAAGGGTTTCAACGTCAAACATAAACATTATCGTTCTACCTCTTCACCATCCTTCGTGAAGAAGGCTTTAATCTTTTGTTCTTTAGTCCAAGACTTAGTGTAGTCATTATCAACATCACACATAGCCAATGCTTCTTCTTCAGTCATAACTCTATGAGAAGAAATAACTTCAGGTAGAGCAAGTTGAGAAAACTCTTTAGCTTCGTTGCAGGTCACAGTATCAAGAGCCCACTCTGGACTAGAGGCAGGGACTTGAACCATATAACGCATACGGAAAGTCTGGAGTGCTTCAACCATCACCCAAACCTTTTCTTCTTCTTTCTTGGTCAAAGTCCAAGAACCGTCGCCGTTGTCTGTCCAATCGATCTCGTCGCCTTCTTTCCAACCGACTTGTTCCAAAGCCTCTGGCGGGAACTCAATAAACTGATCGCCAGTAGGCGACTCTTGAACTTCTAATGTCCACTTACTCATAATGAATCTCCATAAAATTAGTTTCTTCAGGCAGCAACTCAAGCGTCACACCCTCAGCTTCGCTGACTTCCTTCTGGAAACTAGCATAAACACCAGACGTGTAACCACTCATACCATACCCGTTCTTGTGGCAACGATACACGCTACCACTTGAACCATGGAACAGAAAAGTCTGTCCGTCTTCTTCAATCTTGGTTACACCACTGTTCAGCTTCCAGCTGTCACCACGGGCATAACCACCATACCACGAACCGAGGATCTTATAAATCACTTCACCGTTGTGGTTAAACTTCAGCATGACCCAACGGTCAGGATTATATTCACGCATTATTTTCTCTTTTGATATTCTTCTTCGTGCTTATCACACAAGGTACGAACCCAACCACCAGAACGTTGGCGACCAGTTTCACCACAAACTTCACATGTACGTCCAGCCCAAATCTCAGCCATTGTTTCTAGACCACGACAGTATTCATCACCACCTTCAAAGTAGAAACGGAGTCCACCGAACTTCTCTTTGATCTGATGAACCTCAATATGATGAACATATGGCTCAGGTTCATATGGACCATTTTCCACATACTCTTGAGCACGTTCAATCATATATTGGCTTGGCTCTTTATCACCAGCGATAATCTTTAGCGTTGCGTCATAACCTTTCTTGATGGCACGATTCAACATAAGATCATGCGCTCGACGGCGACGTTTTGCAGCAACGTGGTTGTACATTTGATTCAGGAGCAATGTGGTGATATGATACCAACCTTCGTTGATGGATACACCGCAATACACATTACGCATTGCTCGTGGATAGATTTCTTCTAGACGCTTAATGAAAGCATCATACTTTTCAGCTTCGTTCATACTTACTCCGCATACCAAATTTCGTCGAAACCTTCTTCTAAAGAAGGTGGCTCAGCTTCCAATTGAGAAGCCATCTTAGACACAACGTCCCATGGAACATTCTTTCCTGGGCGAGAAGCCAAACGCTTCTGTAACTCTGCAGTCGGCGGTGTCTTAAACACAACTGCAATCTTGTAATACTCAGGCAACATGCGCAATTTCTTGGCACGTGTTTCTATTGTAGTTGAAGTTTGATCCCAAATCAAATCTTTTTTGTTCGCTTGACAAATCAAGACTTGGTTAGCCATCAACTTCACGGCAATAGGCATATACTCTTGAAAGACTTCTGAGTATGTTTTACCTTCTTGTTCTGCATAAGCATCCACGAATCGGTCAGTGGATACAATAGGCATATCTTTCGCCCACTTCTGATTAGCCACCCAAGTGGACTTACCAGAACCAGGAACACCAACCAACACATACATCTTGTTCACAGGAATGCCACCCATAGTATTCATTTTACACCTTCAAAAACTTTCTAACCAGTTTATCTTTAATCATATCTGGAACACTTGTATATGGATATTCCAATTCAAAGGGACAGCTGCCCACAATCTTCCAGTCATTATGAACAAGGAAGTGTTTATAGATC